CTATGAAGATGGCAAACTGGTTACAAACTATGGTTGATAACGCCCATATCGAAGATACTAAGATAAGGGTTTACAAAAGCAAATCAGATTATGATGAAATAGCTGGTTTTTCGATCTGGGGTGGCCTCTGGGGCAACTCAGGCAAGATTGCACCACTAAACCCTAAACCAGCCTCTGAGAGGACTGTAAACGTCAAAGCAAACCAGCGTGAACTTCCAGAGGATTTACCTTTTTGATTATGTACTTAGTAACTTTTCCAAACAATCCCTATATAGGTCAGATTTTTTATCACCCAGAATCTGAAAGAACTTATGAGTTTTGTGAAACTTTAAAGAAAAATCAAGAAACTGGAGAAATGATAGAGTCTGCAAACTGGATTGATATAACAGAAAAAGATTTAGTTCCTTAAGTTGAGGCATGACAACTCTGATAATACCCAGAGTATAAAGCTGCTCTTTTACAAATTTGAGGTCTATTGCCCTAACACCTGTGCAACATCTTTGTAAAAAGACATGAGTTCCCTTCGAGGACTACTGAGGGGCAAGGGGTCTAATAGTCCCATAAGCTCAGTAAGTAAGCGATATAGTCAGTAAGTCCTCTACTTCTTTCCAAATATAACAAACCTAATGCGATCCCAAAGGGTCGCTTTTTTCTTTTGTAATTTACTTTCAAGCCTTACAACATAAGCTTGCTGCCTTGCTATCAGTTCAATAGCACTACTTACAAAGTGGGCTTGCCTTGCATTTGTTTGTAATAGCTTTATTGCATAGGGCTTAAGTAACTCAATATCCTCCATATTTTCAATGTAGTTTATAGATTTCTGTACCTCAAACTCACCCTCAAGGCTGTAGCTGCTAGTCAGTGCGTCAATTATATTTTTCATAAACTAGGCCATAGCTTTGTTTCTATCATTTCTACAATTTTGTCATCAATCGTGTTGTCTGTTGTTTTGACCAAAGCTTTTAAAAGGTCAAGAATTAATTTTTTGACTGCGTTTGTTTTGCAGAAAGTCAAAAGGATAGGCTTGAGAATACGGATCATTAAATTGTTTGTTTTTCCAAACATAGCTAAAATGCCAGTAATAAACAATAATCTTAATTTTCATGGACGATCAAGAAGAAAAGGAAGGTAATGGTCTGATTGCCAATGTGGTTCAGATGATTATACTTTTTTGGAGTTTGGGAGTCATTTCTTGGTCGTACTTTAATCCAAACCCTACAAGGCAAATTGATACAACCTTTGCGGCTGGATTATTGTCGGCCGTGACAGCCCAATATGGCCTAAATATCAAGAAAAATGGTGACAAAAAGAAGCTAAATGGTAATGTTAAGATAGTTGACAATAAAGATTCCAAAGTTGGAGTAGTAAAAAAATGAAAAAATTACTGCCTTTAGTTCTTTTTCTTTTTCCGTCTAGTGCCTTTGCTGAGATCACAGCTAAATATGTGACCTCTGCACAAATTTCCATAGACTCGCCTTATGTAATTACAAATGCGGCTCCATCAAGCTATAGCATAAGTGGAAATAATATTACTACCTCTACAGGAACAGGGGACAGTTTGGTGACAAATGGGATAGGTGGCTTGAATCTTGGCTCACTAAGTTCGGGAGTTCCTAGTCTAATACAAACTAATAAGTCAGTTTCAAATGCCTCATCTGCTTTTTCTCTCTCGGAAAGCTATCAAGCTGGGGACAGTACACAATCAGCAATCACTCCATCAAGCGGCATAGCAACACTTCCAGTTTTAGGTGGACAAACAACTGTTATTTCTGGGGGGACTGCTGGAAGCCTCGCCCTTACGAGTCTTAGTTCTGGAATCCATACCTGCACTGCTGGCGGTTCTGGTACTAGCTGCATTGCCTCCACTACTGTTCAGATTGAAATTGACTAGATTTTGGCTATTATTAATATTACTACTACCTCTGAAAACCCTTGCAACGCCCGTAGTACCCCAGTTTAGGTCAGGCTCTTCTACGCAATCAAGCACATCACAATCTGTAGTAAATGAGGTTATTTCTTCGCACCAATACAACACAGGATTTTCATATTCTGCGTCAGGTCATAATATTGAATCAGCAGACCTTAATGGATATATCAACCCTTCGACAGTTGCTGGAACAACTCAGACTCTTAGTGGTGTTCAGTTTAGTTGGACTAGTCCAGAGCTTGAGGCTGTGCCAAGATGGAAAATAGTAAACGCTGGAGAAAGCTTTTCACTAGTGGAATCTTTGCAAGGTGCTGGCCTTTCCAATGTAACGACAATAAATCGGACTATTACAACGACTACAACAACGGAAACTCAAAGTATTTTTGGTCAGTAATTCTTGTAATTCTTTGTCCTGCAAGGGTTTTGGCTAATACAACTGTTGCCTCGCCCAGTAGCAATGCTCAAGGGGTAGTCAATAATAATGCAACAATGATAACTCCTTCTAGCTTGCCCCAGAATCGCTACAGTCAAGGAATTGTTTGCACCTCGCCCAGTTTGACCATAACTCCCTATCTAACAGACGCATGGAGCTTTAACAGGCCAATAGAGACAGTTACCAAACAAAACATTTATGACGAGGACACAGGGGCAATAAAATATATCCAAGAAACACCAAGATTTGAAAAAGATAATTACAACTTAAATTATGGAATATCTATGCAATTTAATATTCCTTTAGGTAATGGTGGGGAACTTTGTAAAAAAGCTGCGGCTGTAAATATCGAAGCTCAAGAATTACTAATAAAAAAAACTAAATTAGAAATGGCCTTATATAGATTAGAGGTATGTGGCAAGCAAGCCAAGCTTGGAGTAGTTCTAACAGGTGAACACGCTGTAACTTGTAAAGATGTAAAACTTATTGCCTTACCAAACCAAGTATTGCCTCATACTCACAAAATTAAGAAGTAAAAGCTGGTGTTTTAAATAAGAACTGCCTTGCCTAGTGAGTGTTAGCTGTGGGCATTAAGAGAGCCTAAATCTCTCAAGGGGTCAAATCCTTTTACTTGAGTTTATTATAACTATTTTTCTTTTTTTGTAAAACGCTTGCTTATATTTTTTATACCAGCCTTTGCAATTCCTTGTATTACAGGGACAAGAGCCGCAGAACCACCAGCGACCAGACCAATAGCAGCAGTAGAAATGAGTACCTCAGGTGTGCCAATAAAAGTTTCTCGAAAGGGTACGTCCTCATAAAGCGTGATGCACTCTGTTTTGTCTGAGGATAACTTATGACCTATAACTCTTTCAATGCGTTTTGCATTTCTGTAATCTCCCACTTTTTGCTCTTTTTTACTTGGACACTCTGGGATTATTAGCTCTTCTTTTTTCTTTTCTGGTGTTTTAGTCTCTGGAATATCTGATTCTGGCATAGGTGGAACTTCATTTGTAATCGGTAAATCTTCAGTAATCACCAACTGATCTGGTCTGTAATCAATAGGATAAAAGCTAGGAAATAAAGATTCACCACAGGTCAGAAACACTCCATTAGGGTCATCAAGCAAAAGCTGAGTATTTCCAGTATTTTTTATATCTCTATGCTGATAAGTACAACCTACAACATCTATTTCTAAATTTGTTATTACAGGCAATACAGGATCTGGCTTGTATATATCAGGAACATAAACCTCTGGAACATTTATTTGTTTGATACCTATTTCTGGTATCTCCATCAACTCTTAGGCTTTATATACTCTGGAACTGTTGGCCCTGTCATATCTGGCAAAGCATTGTCTAATACTTTGGGCATCATTCCTTGTACATTATCCAGAACTTCATTCATTACTCTAGCCTTGAACTGTTCGCTAGTAACAAAGCGGTAAGCGTAATATGAACCGCCCAACATTGACAAGGTTAAAAATAACGACAACAATGAAGCTATCTGACAAATTTTTTGGAACATGATTAAAGAGGCAATACTGAAAGCAATTTCTCACACTTTGATTATATCAATGCTAATCATTATTCCAACAGTTGCACCTCTTTACCTAGTTATGTCTATGATGACCAAGCAGATGGTACACCAGAACTCACAGTAGGAGTTTTGGATTCTGTTATCTGTGCAGCAATTCTTGTTTCAATAGCTGTTACCTCATCAGAACCAAGTGCAGCTTTAACCCATGCAATCGCATTAGCTTTTGTAATATCTGCATAAGCAGTAAATGATCCGCTATCAGCTTCAGCAAGTCCAATAGAACCATAAGAAGACCCAGTATGATCTCCGTCTGAATCACTAGCAGTCCAGTGAACAGTAGTCACTACATCAGATAAACTTCCGACAGTTTTTGTTGAATCCAAAGAAACAACATTCCAAGTAACAGCCATTATTCAACAACCTCCGTTTTTATTTCAGTTGTCATTTCTTTTTGACCTTCAAGTTCCTTAAGCCTTTCAGAACAGGAAAATGCCTTCATTTTTAAAGAATCACGGGCTATTGTAAGCTCCTTTATTTTCTCTTGTATTTTATTAAATTCATCTACTGCTACTTGCAAATCAAGTTTAAGTTGTGAAATACGTTGTTCTTTGTTTGACATAATTTTAAGAAGATTTTTGTGAAATTAGAAAAGCTTTATAGGCATTTTTTATATCCGTTGTCCATGCAACAGCAGCGATATTTTTAATATTATCTGGAATCGCTGTAACACCATCAGCTTCTTTATCTAATGGATTATCAACAAAATTATCTGAATCATCTAAACTTCCACATTGAAGAACATATCTATGAAAACTTCTTGAAATTTCAACATCATCTTTTTTGATTACTGTTGCTTTTCTTATTTGCAACGAATTATAAGGTAATACGACTTCAATTTTGTCGTATTCTATTGACTCTGTAAGTGCCATTAGGATTAATCTCCGATTAAAACAGGTTTAGGCTTAGTTTATAGACGTAGCTCGGTCTAAGAAGTGAAATAATGCAGTCCAAATCTAAAGTTAATATTGTCTAAAGTAGTTAATTGTATATTATTTCCACTCATATCATTAACTACAATTCTATCTCCGCCTTGATTAGTCCGCATCTGAACGGGAGAACCATAAGTTGAATATACAAGGTAACCACCTTGAAGACTTGCACCGCTTGACGGATCAGGATTAAAGGTATTAAATGGCAGTCCATCAATAACAAAAGATTGAGAACTAGCATTGGTTGGTAGAGTAATAAATATTGAACAATGTACTACCCTTCCGATTCTGGTATAATGTCCGTTAGCACTATTTGTACCTATTGTTGGTTGAGTTGGTGTCCAAGTTCCCTCTTCATAATGATCTAAAAGCTCAGCAGATTTAGTTGCATTTGAAGCTGAAGTTGGAGTTTGTGCAGAGAAATCAATACCATGAAGACCAGTACCTATTATTAGATTACCGTCATTAATTTCGACATCCCCATTATCATGTATTCTTAATTTTTCAGTACCAGATGAACCCGCTGTAAAAGCAAGCTCATTGTTTTGTGAAAATATTTGAGTGCTTTCCATAGCACTACTACCGCTATTTGTAAGATTTAATCTGGTAGCAGAAGATGAACCTTGACTAAGAGTTAGAACAGTATTACTAGAAATATTTGAAAAAGAAGTAGTACCCATAAGGATCCTGTTATCAGACCCAATACGCATAGCTTCAGTTGAGTTTGCAGCGTTATCTGCACACGTTCCAAATGTTAAAGCTGTAGGTTTATCATCTGTAGCATGACTTCCTTCTGCTATAGCTGCTATTCTTGCGGCTCTATTAGAGCTTGTACCATCTGTTCCATGAAAATCAATAATTCCTAAAAAATCTCCATCACTTATTGATGAATCCTCCCTACCGAGCAAAATTTTTGCTGCTGAAGCAGTAAATAATTGTAATATTGCATTAGCATCACTTGAACTCTTATCTGCACTAGTCCCTATAAGCATCTTATGAGCAGCTAATAATCTCATGGTCTCATTACCATCAGTATCAAAAATTAAATCATTTGTGCTTGAATTTACATATATTTTGCATCTGCTTGTTGATGATTCGTAATCGAATCTCAAAGAAGCATCACCAGAACCACCATTATTAATGACTATTGTTGCGTCATTATCGCCACTTGAAGCTGTTGAACCAACACGAAATGAACTATCAGCACCAGAGGTAGTTTTTAAAATATCTAAATCATGTTGTGGAGTTGATGTGCCTATACCTATTCGATCTTCACCAGCATCTAAAAAAAATAAATTAGCATTTGTATCGCCTTCAATTCTAAAATTAACATCCGCGCCACTTTCATTAAATATAGTTGCAGTTCCTAGCTCCATTCTTTCTGTACCGCCAGTTGCCACATTAAAAGTATCAGCCGCAGAACTAAAAATTCCTGTGTCTAAATCGTCTCTAAAAGCAAGTGCTGGTGTACTTTCAGAACCATCTTCAAGAGTTAAAGTACCGTCAAGTTGTAAAAGTTCTACCCAATCATTATCACTTGAATTTCTTATTTTTAAAACACCACTTGTTGTATCAGCCCACCACATATAAGCTGCTGTAGTGGAAGGAGCAGAAGAACTGCTGTTGTTTGTTAATATTGCTTGTAATACATTATTAATGTCTGCTCTTACGTTAGCACCAGTGGAGTTATCAATAACGTAATCATGTGTGGCCATTTTAGTTTAATTTTTCTTTAAGGTTATCATAATTTAAGAGCCTCGACCAAAACCAGTTGCTGCATATTTAAAATCTCTATTTACGAAAGTTTCATTTCCTGAGGTATCTCTATTTTTTACGTTTATTGTAAAACCTGTTGAAGTGATACTTGGAATTGTAAAGAAATCACCTGATTGTGCATTTTCAATAGTAATGCCAACAGAAGGTTTAACACTATCTGCTGCTATGCTAGTGCCAGATTGACCTGTAAAGAAACTGTTTGTAAATGTCACAGATTTAGTAGAGGTTCCAGAAGCTATTAAACCATTTGTTGCCCCTGCATTTCCTAGACTTGTTTCTGTTCTGCTTTCTAGTTCTGCTGTATATCCAAGCTGATCTATTTCTATTGATTGTGCTGGGTCATCAGAATCCATTTCACATCTAAATTTAAACCCTCTTGCAACAAAAGTTCCATTTACAAACGGATTAAATTGACTGAAGTTTGCTCCATAAGTGCAAGATGTTCCACTTGAAATGGTTGCACTAGTAGCAGAAGTTACTGTAAATGTATTATCTGTTTTTGAGGTTATTTGGTAGTTTCCATCTGTCGCACCACCAGCAGCGAAGTCTATTACAACAAAATCACCAACGGAATATCCATGTGCGTTTTTAGTCACAGTGATCGTAGTACCACTTTGTTCATAAGTTACACCTGAAGAAACTGTTAAATCAGGGTCTAAATCTGTAGTTGCTACTAGTAAAGAAGCACCAACATTGAAAGCAGTGGCCGCATCGAAATCAGTCCAAGTATCAATGTTTGCCGTTCTTCTATCTATCAAATCATTAGGATAAAAACCCTGAGTAACAAAATGCCTTCTTAGTCTTACAGGTTGTTTACCTCCTAAATCTAAAGTATTTGCAAAATCATAAGATCCTCCTGTTATGTCTACAGCGCCAATAAAGTCAAAGTCTGCAATACTGTCAAAATCTGATTCATCATCAAGAGTTACAAGTGAACCAAGAACAAGACCATTTACATCATCACTAAAAAAACAATCTACTTTAGTACCAGCAAAAGGAGGTGAATCTGTGTCCTCTCTGTCCTCTAAAACAGTAAGTTTTGGTAGTGTATTTGGAACAGTTTGAAGCATAGTCACAGAAGCATCACCAGAACTTAAACGGCCACCATCATCTTTAAATTTTAAATGATATGTTCCATTTACAATATTCGGAACAATTGACTCGCTGACGTTTCCAGAAAGTGCTGGTAAAACATCAACAGAGTTAGTAAAAGTTGAACCTGTAGTAAGGTTTGAACTTCTGATGACCACGTTTCCACCATGCAAAACGTCAACATCTGTTGATTGGTCAAAGCGTAGTCTTACAAACTGGTCTGATAATGGTTCTATTTTTACATTTTGTACATCTGCTGGAAGTGCAGTTTTACCAACTGCCTCGACAGTAACAGTAGTTGTTGTTGCGCTTAATTTTCCTAAAGTGTTATAAGATTTAATCTTAAAAGTGTAGTTTCCAAGTCTAGATTCAAAGAGTTCAAAACTAGGTCTCGAAATCCTCTGTCTTTCTGGGTTATCGTTTTCGTATTGTGACTCTATAAGATATTCTTTAACACCTTGTACTGGTTCCCAAGCAACAAAAATTTTAGAAACGGCTCTATTGTTTAAAACAACAATCTCTTCAGTTGCTGAAGCGTTACTTGGTGAGGGTTTTTCATCAAGCAATGTAGTTATAGTTCTTGGATTTGCTGCAACTGTCGTGTCTTCTACTTGAGAATATTTGTTTGTGTCATGGATAATTGCTGAAATATTATATTCGCAGTGATTTTCTTCCTCTATTCCTAAAACCCTGTATTTCTGAAATTCAACTGTAGTGTTTTCTATCGCCCATATAGAGTTTGCTTGTGGTGCTGTTGAAAATGCCGAGGATACAGTAATTGTTGTTCCAGAAATTGATGATATGCTACGGCTTTCAGTTGTACCATCAGGCATAACTACAGATAAAGTAGCTGAATTTTCTGCTGTCAAATCAGTGTTGTTTGCATCATCAACAACAATAGTTGTTGTGTTGGTAACAGATTTTATACGTCCACCTCTGCGTACACCTGCCCTCAAACTATCTGCAACACCTATTATCATTGAAGGTCTTACAACAACACCAGCCTCAAGAGTTGCTCTAAATGAGCAAAGTTCAGACTCTTTTAAATTTGTGTACAA